CATCTGCTCTAAATATACCTTTTTCATCTAATTTATTTACATATAGGTTTGATTCTTGTATAAGATACGAAACTCTACGTAAATAATCAACTTGGTATTCTATGACATCTTCCTGCTTGGTTACCTTGTTGTTTAAATTCCAAATAATAAAAATAGCAACTGCCAATAAAATCGATAGAATTAAAATAATTGTTTCCATTTTAAATATTTTTTACTAAGTTCATTAATCCCTCTGAAGCGTTAACTGTTTTACCTGTACTTGCTTTAGTCTTTTCTGTTTTATTCTCTGTAGAACCTCCTTGGTTTTTCCAAGCATCATATTCAATTTTAGAAGCTAGGAAATCTGCATTGTGTAGGATATATACTAAGTTAGTTTTAAATTTAGCATCAGGACTAAAAGACATATAGTAAGGTTTATTTACATCATCATATAATCCATCGTGTAATTTAATAGCTAAGTATTCTCTCTCAGTTAGAGGTATTCCGTATTGTTGTAAGGTAAAAAGAGAACGGTCTTGAATAAGCATGAAAGTTAAATCCTTATTAGGAGTATACATTTCATTTAATTTATCTTGTCTCCATTTATCTGTCTGTTGAATATAGTTAGGTTTTCCTTTAGAACCTATTTTACCTAAATCATGATTGAGAGCAGCAAATACTAACTCTTCATCGGTAAAATCAATAGAGGTTCCCATTTCCTCCCAAAGAGCTTTAGTTTTTAAAGCACAATGAACAACACGGTTAACATGGTCAATATACCCTCCAGGAAAAGCATTATGATAAAAAGTCTTACCCGAAGCAGGAGCCATAATCATTTCATCGGACAGGTCAAGGTAAAGAGCTTTTAACTTCTCTTTACGTTCACCTGTTATAAAAGTATCTACTATTCTAAGATGCTTTTCCCAATTTTTTTCTATTTGTTCTGCCGAAAGATTCATTAGTCTTGTGATTCGGTATTTAATAAAGTTCTCATATCTCCTATTTTTTCCAATAACTCTTCTATCTTACTATAAGCTATTGATTGTTCATTTCTATGAATATGATACCCTACCATTTTTACTTCTGCTTCGAATTTTTCTAATTTTTTTCGAATAAATTTTTATTTCTCATTTTTTATTTTATTAATTTTTTATACCTGATTAATTATATAGAAGAAGTTATGAACTTTTTTTTAAAGAAGCAACTCTTAAGGTTCAAATGATATTTTTAACTCCTTAGTAATAGTTTTTTTATTTTCTCCTAAAGTAATTTCTATATAAACTGTTGCTGTCATTCCTTCGAAATCATCAAAGAAAACCATATTTTGCTGAGGATTGTATGTATACTTACTGTAAGTAGCAAAGTATGTTTGGTAGGCTGGGTGATTTACATTTACGTTAGGGTTGTGTTGAATCTCATATCCTGCTAAATTCTCTATGGTAGTTTGCTGAACTAGTTGAGGGAATGTGTATGTACCTGTCCCGTAAGGTATCGGTGTGTTCATTTGACTACTTGACCAAAGTCCTAAAAAAGAATAAGTAGGGTAAGTCCAAATAACATTTCCTAAAGTATAGAAGAAATTAGAATCAAAACCTGTAGATACTAATGGAACTCCGTTGATAACATAGTGAGGATCTAATTCATTTATTTTACCTTTTATAGTAAAATAATCTAGATTAGCATGTTTAATATGCCAAACACCTTGAGCATCTTGATAAGTTCCAGGATGTCCTATAGTAGACACCCAAAATTCAGCCCCACAATTTCCATTTAAACAAACATCAGGTTCAACCTCAGGAGTCGAACAACTAAAAACGAATAACGATACTACTAATAAAAATAAAATTCTCAACTGTTTCATAATATATCTTTTTGATTGTACCTAAATATACGAAGAAAAAAGGAAGGGGGCAACTATTTTATAAATTATTTTCGAAGAATCGCCGCGCAAGAATTTTTATATATCCTTCCCAAATACCTATTAAACTTTAATAAATAATAGGATCCCCTACTTGAAACACTGCTCCTACCTCTCGAATCTTATCAAAAGCCGTTAAAGGACTTACTTCAAAAAACTCTCTTTTACCTCCTCTATCAGAGGAAACCCTTTGAGAGGCAAAGAAATTATGAACGGCCTGCTCTACATAAAAAGCCGTAGCTTTTTCCAAGGGGAGAGCAAACTTTGGAACCCATTCCTCTACCGTGGCAGTAGCGTTAATTGACGTAACTCTCCTATGAACGTCGTGAATGGTCATTCCTATCTTAACGAGTGTAGGATAAGCGGGATTTACAAGGACATATACATACTCAATATTATCCTTAGACTTATTCTTTATCTGTTTATTCTCTATACCGTGAAGGTATCTCCAGGAATATGTCTTGCTATCTAAATCTACTACTCCTTCAGAAACCTCTATAAGGTATTTGGCCGATAGAAAGGTAAGGAGTTTATCTGGAGATATATGTCTATGTTTGGATTGTAGTCGAATGAAATTCTCCTTCCATTGTTTTCCATCCTCTCCAAAAGGTTGGAGAGATTCTGGTGAAGCATCAACAATGGTTATTTCTCCGGACTCTGCTAAAGCCTTAGCCTTTTCTAAATTTATTTTATCTTTATACATAATCTACTCTTTTTGTCCGAAAATAAATGCAAAGAAGAAAACTACAAGGATAACAGGCCATAGCATGGTACATCCCCAAATTTCAAGTAAAGTAAAACGCGAACTAGATTTTGTATAGTGAATCCCTATATCAAGTAAAGCTGCTACCAATACCCCTATAACTAAGTAATTTACCGAAAAAATTGTGTTTAAAATAATCTCTACCATCTTTCTTAGTTTTCGTTATTAAATAAATTTCTTATAGCTCGTAGTATTACAAATGGCCAAACCAAGATACAGGCCCAAATCTCAGAAAAGGTAAGCTGCTCACTTGATTTAGTACTGTGTATGGTAATGTCTGTTATGAAAGCAACAATTGCTCCAATGGCTAAATAACCTGAAATAAAATGTAGATTAATAAAATTTTCCATGACCTTTATTGTTTAATTGATTACTATACCTAAATATACGAATAAAGGTTACTTCTAGCAACTATTTTATGAAAAAAAGTTCATAAAATTTAAAAATAATTGCACATTTCTCGTACATTTCAACTTCTTCATACAAATCAAGCATTTCTTCCAAGGCGTATTTAATGGCTTGGGGTCCGAACTCGTCCATAAGCAAGGAAGGCGTATCTAACTGTGATAGATCAATTCTCTCAAGGTAATTTACAAGACCGTTAAAGTACTTTATCTTTATAGAATCTCTTACGGAGTCATACCTATCTCCGTATCTATTGGCGTATATCTTATCGATGATAAAGTAATTCTCCACCCCTCGTATGGCCATACCAAACTGGATAAAAGAATCCTGTAACATATCCTCTACTCTATGTTCTTTATATACTGCTTCATCTCCAAGGGAGAATATACCAAAGATATCGTTACTATTAAGCTTTTTCATCTTATATAAATATATACTTTCCTTATAACGAAAAATTTTCCGGAAAAAAAACTGGGGGTAGTTGGAAAATTGTCCAAAAGGTTCTATATTAAATATAAGAAACAATTCTTTAGTAATACAACATAAGAGGTAGGTTAGGGGTATAGGTGGTAACCGTGCTAGGGTTTAGCAGCTGTATAGACCAAACTTATAGAAAGAGGACACCTTAGAGGACTTAGGAGGGATCTTAAGAATCTATAACAACATCTTTCTTAAAGCTATATAGTATATATAAATATATACCCCCATACCTCAATTTTCATCAGAAATATACTTCTCTATGTGGGCCGAGAACCCGACGGCGAACCCGTTTGAGGGAACTAAACTATCAAACTTCTCTCAACTTGACCTCACCGTGACGTCACCTTGACCTACTGCAAAAAAAAAAGAGGCCTAAGCCTCCTCTTTAAATTCTACTAGATCTTCAAATCGATATTTAACTACTACTTTCTTTCTCATTACAAAGGCTATAGCTTGAAATCCTAACCTACCTACCTTAGACACATTACAAACATAATCATCTAATACTACTCTCTCATCTATGGATGATCTGATTTGTTTGGACATGTAATTGTCCTTTTGGTTGTAGCTATAAGTCTCAGCACCCTTATAACTTTTTCTTCCAATGTAAAATTCTGTACCGTTTAAAAATTGTTCTCTTGTCATAATGTATCTTGTTTTAATTATTGATACCTAAATATAAGAACTATAATTTAATTAGGCAACTATTTTTAAAGAAGTTTTATCTACTGAGACTGCTTTACCATTTGCTGTCTTTAGTATAGCTTCATCGTTCTGATCAAACATCTCAACTAAGACTCCAATTGTTCTTCTACCAAAGAACTTATCCAAGCCTTCATAAACCATCCCTAACATCGGAGTGGAAGACTTAGGAATCTTTTTAGGAGCCCTTAGCTTCCACACACCCTTTACATACTGATCTGCCATCTAAGCCACCTCCTTCTCCAATTGCTCTTGAACATTCTCTAATGCAATCTTATAGCCAAAGTTAATAGCCATCTGCATTAGAATAATATCCATTGAACCTCCATTGGCTTTAGCAAAGGCTTCTAAGTCCTCTCTGCTATTAGGCGTTGCTACTAATCCTCTGTTCATACTAAACAACTCTCTTTCTAAAAATTCTTTCATGATGATATAGTTTTAATTATTAATGATACCTAAAGATAAGAAGAAGCCCCCGAAGGGGCAACTTTTATTCATCATCTCTTTCTTCATCTACTGGAACAAATTCTGAGCTTGATAGTTCAACTACATCATCTTCTTCTGCTTCACCAAAGTCCATAAAGTTATTCTCTAAAGCTTCTCTAATTCCATCCACATTGATTGGAACGTTAGTACATTCTAATTGATTGTTGTAAGAGATTTCAAACTCAGCAGAATCTAAATCTAATACATCTCTTTCATTATTCTCAATCCAACTGATAGTTCGATCAATTGCTCTTTCAATATCATCTACAGTAATCTTTCTGCTTAATCCTGCTTCTACTGAATTGATAAGATTAATAACATCTTCTTTTGAAAAGATTGAAGATACTGAATTCTGAACTGACTGTAATACTAATTCTTTTTTCATAATGATTTGTTTTTAATTATTGATTGATTAATTTTGATACCTAAATATAAGAACTTTAATTGTAACTAGCAACTTTAATCATGACTTTTTTCCAACTCTATTATCTCATCCCAAAGCTGTTCTACATAGCCTCTATTAGCTGTCATCATTAATTGTCTAGTCATTTGATCCTCCATTCCTACCTTCTCTAGAATGTACTGCATTGTTTCTCCATCAACATCTATCTCTCTTAAAATATTGATAACTCGATTAACACTTACTGCATGCTGTTCCATTTGAGGAGTTTCATAGATTATACGATAGGATTTAAAAGATCCATCCTCTCTCCAATTAATGATTAAAGTTCTACCTTCCTCTGTAGTTAGAGTTGTAGATCTTGTATCATAAACTTCAATTACATCTGCGAAGTCTAATTCAAATTCACCCTGAGTACTAGTTGAAGCTTTGTCTAAAAAGTAATTAATGTCTTTCATATTATATGTTTTAATTATTGATACCTAAATATAAGAAATTGCCTCCGAAGAGGCAACTTTTTTTTCACCTACTCTGTATAATCAACTAATTGATTAGCCATTAAATAATCACACAAACAATCCATCTTTAATTCAAAAGATAAACCCTCTAAATAAACCCTATCCAAGAACTCTTGAATCTCTTCATCTGTAATAGACCAAAAATCAATGTGACCATAATTCTTTTCAAAGTACTCTCTAACTTCTTTCATAATATATCTGTTTTAATTATTGATACCTAAATATATGAATAAAGATTGTAACTAGCAACTATTTTACAAACTATTTTAACCCAAAAAGGCCCCATAAAGGAGCCTTTTCTTCGATCAATAATTAAAAACTATTCAGCTAAAGTGTGCTGAACAATATTTTCTCGTAGTCCATAAACTTGATCAATTATAGAATCTACGTTTACTTTTTCTTCTTGAGAGGCATTTCCTCCATGAGCCCATTTAAAGACAGCAGTACAAGTCTTTCCTGATTTAGAAACATCAGTTAATCTTATGCTTACTACTGTTGGAGAGTAATTCCATTTCAATTGAATTTGTCTTCCTTTCTCAAAGTCAACTCCCTGCCCTTTCAAATCCCATTCAATCTTTTCTTTTCTTAAGAAAGTAATCAATTGCTCAACTCCTCTAATCTCACTTCCTATTTCTTTCATTTCCTCAAACACTTCAGCAAATTCTGCTTTGAAAGGAATTACAGCACTATTAACAGCATCTAGCATTTTATCTTGATCATTCAAAACAATCTCTGCTAAATCTCCTAGCATTCTTAATCTTCTTAATTCCCAAGCATCAACTCCTTTTGTAGAAGTTGTATAGTAAGATAAATCAACTCCATCAAAAGATTTAGTATTCTTCTCTCCATCAAAATTCCAATTCTCTCTCAAGTAGATATTGAATAACTCTTTCTTGTAAGAGTAATCTGGATGATCTGCTTTGAAGTAAACTGAACCTCTTGATACTTCAATATAAGCATAAGGACTAAATCCTGTAAAGAAAGGAAGCAAAGCATCTGAGATTGCTTGTTGCTCTCTCACATAAATGTCTCCTCTTTTGTTTTCTAATTCTGCTTTCTTAGCTTCAAGGATTGCTTTTTGATCCTCTAATAAATTTAATCTTGTCATAATGTTATATGTTTTAATTATTGATACCTAAATATATGAACATTGATTCTAATAAGCAACTATTTTAACAACTTTTTTTAAACTTTTTTTGTAGCCAGGATAAGAATCGAACTTATTACTTTAGTAAAGGGAGTATCCCATTGCTACGCGACCACCGCACAACCTGACCATATAAGCCCTTTTTTAAAGTTTTTTCAATATTTCTCTCTCAGCATCATTAGCAACTGATTTACTATTTGCTCCGATATGCCACGTTACATATTCATCCCTTCCGATAGGACGATATTCCTTCCAATCGTAAATTGTGAAAACTTCCCCTATATTTGTTTCCATTTCCCATTCGAAATTCACTTTGTCCTCTCCCGTATTATATTCCATGCTCGGCTCTCCGAATGCTGAAATTAATTGATTAACAGTTGCTCGAATTACAACCCCGTGAAATGATGTCCCGTTTGTGCTTTGATAAGTTTTTTTTGCCATGATTTTATATGTTTTAATTATTGATACCTAAATATACGAATTATAATTTAAACGAGCAACTTTATTTACAATTATTTCTGTAATACATGCTTTAAAAATTCATCAAGCAAATACTCATCTGCTCCGTAATATCCCAATTCCTGAAGATTATCATTTTCAATATCTTTAATAATATCTCCGAATAATTCATAAGCATCAATTTGAAATATTAATTCTCCGAGATTTGAAAAATGATTTCTATACGATAAAGCGTCGAAATCTAAATCTTCTTTTCGCATATCATATAATTCATTTGCTCTGTTAATTAACAATTCTTTTGCTTTTTCTAATAATGTTTTCATAATTTTATTTGTTTTAATTATTGATATCTAAAGATAAGAAATAAGATTTAAACGAGCAACTTTATTTTAAATTATTTTTAACTAAAGTCGGAACATAATAACGATATAGATTTCTACTATCGGATTTTGTTTTCCATAGAATTCTTTTATATAGACCTTTTTGAAGTCCACGTCTTAATAAGTCCGCGTACTTTTTATTTGGTTCAAGTTGACGTGGAGCATTTCTGAAATAATCCCAAATGTCTTCTTGAATTTGAGATTCTGTTCGAAAAGGATTTTCGATTAAATACTCGATAATTTGTTTAACAGAATTTCTTGGTTGGTCAAAACCTTTTCCCATTAACATAGTTGAATAACCCATAGTTTATATTGTTTTAATTATTGATACCTAAATATAAGAACTAAAATTTAAACGAGCAACTTTTTATACAACTTTTTTTAATTAATTTAAAGAAAGATTTGCTTGGGCCATTCTAACAACTAATTCCTGAGGATTAAATGACATATAAGAAACTCCTCCTAGATTTACTTCATAATAAGTAACTCCTAATAATACAACTTTTTTCATAACCTTTATTGTTTTAAAATTGATACCTAAATATAAGGAGAAAGAATCGAACTAGCAACTCTTTCCCCATTTATTTTCAAAAATTATTCATTCAATAGAAAAGCCTTATCTGCCCAAGTCTTAGCCTTTACAGCCTGATACTGCTTTTGGTCCATTAGATTTGTATTATAGAACAATTGATTGATTGTTCCTACCTCTACTGTCTCAGCTATCTTCTGATCTAATAAGATAATCTTTGTACCTTTCTTAGCAAATACTGTCATCCAGTGATTAGTTCCTTCAGCTTTAAACTGGATAGTCTGAAGTGTTCCTTTCTTCCATCTATTAAGGGAAGGTAGTTTAGATCCTAATTCACATGCTGACATAAAGCCTGCTGGTACTTTTACTATGGCCTGGAAGATACCTTCTCTATCTCCTATCCAATTTACTACTGTTAAATCTTTGATGTTGTTTACCATGATTGTCTATGTTTTAATTATTGATACCTAAAGATAAGGACTTTATACATAGGAGGCAACTCTTATACGTTATTTATACTCATTATAAATTAAAAAAAAGTTACTAAAATAGTTGCTAGTAACAAAGATCGTTCGTATCTTTAGGTATGTTAGAAGGGAATAAGGGGCCTGGCTTTGAAAGAGAGTCGGAAGAGTAGACGGGCCGGTACGCCATGTTCGTTACTTAAAGCAAAGCTTTAACTTAAACTGTTACTTTAACTTAAAGTGATGCTTTAACTGAATTTTTTTACTTAAAGTAAAGCTTTAGATAAAAAGGAAGGGCCCTGTTGGGAGCCCTTTTTCTTATGCTTGTCTTTTCTGTCGTAGGTCTTTTTGCTCTTATGCACCTTGTGCTGGGAAGCAGCCCATCTCTCCTGGAGAGTTACTTGAATTGTTTTCATATATGCTGAGGTTTTATACTATAGGGTAGAACCAATTTATAATATATAGGATCACCAATACCTGAACACTACCCCAAAACCATCCATTCTCTTTTATGTTGAAGATTACCCCAAGCAATATAATAGGAAAGAAGAACACCATAAGAAGGATTCCCCAGATCGTTAAATTACCTTTTAGTCTACTAGTCATATTTTCTATCGTTTTAATTATATACCTAAATATAGGAATAAATACCATAGGAGGCAACTTTTTTTTCATCTTTTTTTACCCCCGGAGGGGGAGAGGAAACGGGGAACAAAACGGGTCTCAATCGGGTCACTAGCCGGGTTTCCAAACGGGTTACTAGAACGGGTAACAGGACGGGTTACAAACGGGTAGCTAGAATCGGGTTTCTACTTACACTCTGCAGGATTTGCCTATAGGAACAGGTACCAAACGGGTATCGAAAACGGGTATCTCCTTACACTATATACCATAGATTATTTCTATATAGAAAAAAAAGTAATAGGGAGAGGCACTTGCCACATTTTCCCTTACCTTATTCTACCTAGCCTATTTCCTTTTATTACACATCATATATACTATACAGTACCTTTTACTACCAAGTACTGTATGTCTTTATACTCTTTACTTATTTTTTCTACCCTTTATGTTTAACCAAAGTCCTTCATCTTTTACTATGTTTCTCAGTAGTTCTCCCTATGTCTCTCCATGTATCTCTCCAGGTACGTACGTATGTATAAACGGGTATGAGGCCGGGACAGAAACGGGTATGGAACGGGTAACGAGACGGGTTTGTAAACGGGTCGCAGACCAAGGAGCCTGCTCAGGCTTCGCCGTATCTAGCCTATAAAACTATTGCCTTTACTATATGGTATTCGCTATTAGTTCCTCCAAACATATCATCTACTCTTTCATGTCTTCCATAATACCATTCCGTATTTACATCTAAGGCTACATATTGTATTGCTGGAATTACTATAGTATTATTATCTATACCATTTCCTATTACTATATCATCTACCCCTCCTTCATATCCTCTTGTCATTACCCTTATGTTCTGGTCTTCTATCTTACTTAGACTTTCAATTAGTTCTCTTACTGTCATTTTTTTTTCTTTATAATATCGTTTAATTCTACCTCGCTTATTTCCTCTCCCATTGACAGGTGATAGTCTACAATCTCTTTCTTTTTAGATTCTTTTCTCTTAAGGCTTTGTGGAGGCATTGGAATTTGTCTTCCTCCTCTTAATCCTATACCCCTTGTTATCCCTAATAGAAGTATCAACCAAATAAGTATTATCATATCTTTCTAATTTGTATTTCAAATATTTGTTTTACATGTCTCCATCCATTGGCATCTGTCTTGCTTGTACATTTATGAATAACCATGTGCGTATTCTTTTTTACTAATGTAAATGTTTCCGGATCATAATAATCTCTGAATACAATAACATATCCTATCCAATTTAAAAACCTCCAAGATAATTTTAGGAATAACTTTTTCATATCTCTTCCAATGTCATTATTGATATACAATGTGGAAAGTTATCATAGTCTCTGAGTATGACAAGGCCCTCTGATTCTACCACCTGTGTGGCTATTCCTTCTATAGTTCTTCCTACACCTTTTCTAGAGTTGAAAGCCATTTTAATTCCTCTATACTTCTTCTTGTATAACTGTACTTCTTCTATCTTCATATAACTTTTATTTAGATTTTACCTCAAATCATCCTCATCCAATCCGGAGGGTTGGGAGAATTTGCGCGTGACACCTTCGGTGAGTAGTCTTGCGCCCCCTCCCCTAAGTTCTTAAATTGAATCAATCTGCTCTTGTGTTAAACTATTTCTCCATTGAGCGATATATTCATCCTCTTCATCCTTCTCATAATACTCTTTGAACTCATCCTCTCTCATGTCTTCGACTTCTCCTTTATAGTCTACAAAAGTAAACCATCTATTATCAAACAGCGATCTTCTAATAGAAGTAACCTCTGCGCTCTCTCCTGTTATCTTATTCAAGTATACTTTTCTCATAACCTTTATTTGTTA